GCGTGGCGCCAACCTTTGACTTCTACGATGTCTCCAGCCACAAGTTTGCGACCATCAACAATCATTGATTTTAGAATTTGTGCTTTCATATTATGCAGTTGTGTCAATCCAGCAATATGAGAATGTTGCTTCCGCTTGGTCGATTGAACCTGCGGTTGGGTTGTAGATGTAGATTGTTACTGTGTCTGCCGCTGTTACAGCCGCTCCACAGAAAATCAAATCATCATTCAAATCTGATGGTGGGTTCACAATAATGATGTCGGTTGTAGCCGCACCAGTTAATGTAAAGGTAGTTGCGCCACGGGTTGTAGCGTTGAGTGAAGCAGGGTTGATTGCCACGGTGCCGAATTCGATACCGTAAACCATGTCATTGTCGCCTACTTGTAATGCGCCAACTGCTACTTCGCCCTTGGAAATTCTGTTTACTAATGCCATTTTTTTCTCCTAAATAAAGGAAGGGAGTGAGACCATAAAAAGTCCCACCCCCTTCGTTTGACTAATTAAGCGACGATGGTATTCCAAAAGTAGCCAAGGTCAGAAGAAATAACTTTGTTATCAAAAGCGATTTCTGCTTCTACTCGGTCTGACTTAATGGATTCCATGCGGAACTGTGATGTTCCGATAGTTGCACCTAATCCGCCTGATACGCCAGTCCATGAGAATGTGTATCCAGCAGAAGGGGTTAATAGTCCAGGCTGTGGAGCAACATGGCAAAGAAGAGCCTTCTTACCATGAGCAAATCCGTATGCTTCAGTAGCACCTTCATTGTTTGTTGCCTTAACTGCCTTAGCAACCATAACTCGAGGGATGTCAAACATTGCGGCTAACATGTCGGTTGTGATTGTTTGTGAAGATGTGTACTTGATGCGGTCTACTAGGTCAGGGTGATTCTTTAGTGACTTGAATACATCGTATCCAAGAACCAAAGTGTTTGCTTCCATTCCTGTATTTCCAAGGATTTCAGCCTTTCCAGCCTCAATATCTGAGATTGGGTCGGATGATGTGTAATCAGACCATTGCTTTGTCTCACCTGAAGATGGGGCGCCAGCAACACCTGTTACATCGTCAGCCCATACACCAGTTCCGAAGAAATCGGATACCCATTGTAGTTCACGACGAAGCATCAAACGACGAGTAACGAACTCTGTTGCCTCACGAAGAGGGTTTAGAGGAGCGTCTGCGTTTGCAACAGTTTGGTCATCAACATCTTTATGGAAAGCCCATACATCTGCTGAATATGTTCCTGTTGATAGGTTGTAACCGCCACCTGCGGATTCAGTTCCAGGCGCACGGCGTTGAGCCTCGTCACGGAACCAATCGTTCTTGGTGTAAGTAAAGTATTTATCGCTCTTCTTATCGACAGGAATTACTGGGAATACCTTGTCAGCGATAAAGTTATCTTGGTTCTGTAAATATGCAACCGAGATATTTGTAAGAATTGCGTCCACATGGACGGAGTTAATGTTTGGCTGTGGCATTTATTTTTCCCCTTTATGCCGCTCTGCCTGGATTAGCGCAGTTAATTACGGCTGTGACGATGTTTCCATCTGCCGCAGATTCGGTCAGAAGAGTTCCAACAACATACTTGGTTGTATCAGTACCAGCAACTAAAGCAACTGCCTTACCTGTGGCTCCTGTACCAACAAGTGCGCCTTCGCCGATTGCCGCTCCCGCAACAATCTTTGTTCCACCGACAACAAGCACTTCTGCTTCCTGTCCTGAAGTTGGAGCATTTTGTAGTACGCCGATTGGAATATCAGTAGCGCCTGATGCGGCAACTGCTTGACCTGATGAATCCAACTTGACGAATGTGTATTGCTTACTGGAAAGGTCGGCACCTGCAACGAGGGTGACCTTTACCGAGTAGTTAGAGATTTCGTATGCCATGTTTTAGGCACCTTTCTCGGATAGGTATTGGCTGTAAAGGTCAGGGTTTTTTGACGCAACATCAGCCATCGCCTGAGCGAATGACTTTGCTACACCCTCTTCAACGGCAGACTTAGCAAGCGTAGTCATACGCTCATAAGCATTGCCTGATTTGAAGTCCGCAGATTTGCCGATTTCTGCAAAAATTGATGCTGATTCAGCCTGTGCATTGACTGAAGAAAGAATCTCTTCAACGCTCTTTGCAAGTTCTGAATCTGTTTCAGACAAGCGACGAAGCGCTGGTCCTACTTTTTCAGCATTGAGATTGAGGTTAGCCCAACCCTTTGCTTTTTCTACTGCTTGAGCATCAGCACGGGCTTCACGCTCTTTGCGTAGTTCAGCGGTTGCCTCCTCTGCTTGTTTTCTCAAGTCTTCAATCATTTTGACAACTGGAGCAGGAGCGGACTTCATATAGTCCTCTTCTTCCTTCTTTGGTTCCTTTGAGTCTTGACCCATCGCCATTTCAACTTCCAATTCAGGCTTTTCTTCCTTTTCGGCGAGTTTGGCTTCGAGTTCAGCGATACGGGCTTTAGCCGCCGCTAGTTCTTCCTCAACGGTTTTTTCAACCTGCTCTTCAGGTGCCGTGGTAGTTGTTTCCTCCATATTGGAGTCCTCCTCGGTCAGCGATTTGTCGAGAACCCTCTGAACTTCAGATTCGGATGCTGACTTCATAACAAGCCAGCCTTCATGTAAGTGCGCTGGATGGTCTACACCACTCGTTTCCTCAATAGCAAGATTCACCATTTTACGGGTACGGGGTTTTGACATTTATGCTCCTAACAAACTAGAGGAGAGTCTTTTAGCATAGGGCTAATAAAACTAACCTCGGGTCTTGACAGATGAAGAATACCATAAGTGTAATTCGAGCCTTTTATTGGTTTGCTAGAACCCTTGTCTTAGCCAAGGCTTCAATCAAATTTGGAGATACCCACATTGAAAAAGGATTCTCGTTAGCCCAAAAACGAGCCAATCTAAAGTGATAATCAACTTGGTCAATCTTTGTCCATACAAAAAATGCTTGGGAATCGTTAGGTAGATTTACTTGAATTCCAGCATACCCAGGCGGGGTTGAAACTCGATAAGAAGTAATGCCCATAGATTTGAGAACCTTGATGGTGTCTTCAATAATATCGGACATACTTAACCTTATTTCTTTTTTCTTGGATAGTCCATTGTATCCATCCACTTTGGGTCGTCTGCATCTAACTCTTCAAATTCTTCTTCAGAGTCGTCTCGATAAGGTACAAAATTTTGTTTAGGATTTTTTGGTTCTGAAGAATCTTCTCCTTCAGAATCATCGGCATTTCGCCAGTCACCATGACTTGATTGGTCATGGTCACCATGCTTCTCAAGAACTACTTTTTTTTTAGTGTAGAAACCTTATGTCCAACTTTTGTATCAGTTGGTTTTCCATCTCGATATAAAACAATTAAAGCCGCAGGGTCATCTTCGGTGCCTTCAATTTCAAATGATGAATCAGGAACATTGATTTTTCCTGAGCGTTCAATTCGTAATACTTTTCCTTCAGCGCTTCCACCTGAAGAATTCCAAGTTACTTTATCTCCAACAGAAACACTTTTATGAAACTCAACTAATTTCTCTTCAACCGCTTTATTGATGGTAGTTCCTAAACGGCGCATACCTTCCATAACCATAGATTTTGCGTAGCCACTTAAACCCTTGAAACCAAACTTTTTAACATCCGCCTCAATCATTTTGAACTCGTCCTCGTCCATACCAGCCAAAGGTCCTTTGCGAAGTTCGCCTAACATTCTGAGGTCTTTTTTCATACTTTTTGTTCCTTCTTTGGCTTTTTCTTGGATGGGGTCATAATTGTATCAATATGAACATCGGACACAGTTGGGTCGTTCTTTTCTAAGTCTATATCAACAAATAAACGCTCGGCTTTTCCACCTATTGAATATCCACGAATCTTTCCTTCTTGCACCATGTCCCATGCCCAAGGTTCCCAAATAACTCCTAAGAAAACTGTATTAGGTGGATATGTGTGTTGGAACTCTTGACCTTCGGGAGTTTTGATTGGAACTGTAAGTGAGTATGGAAATGCCATAACCTCAACCCATTCTCCAGCAACTACATCACGATTATGTTGTAAACGAATTCGACGGTCATTACTTCTTACATAATCCCAAACCGCTCTTTGTAATTCTTCGGAATCTGTCCACTCTCCATGAGCATCTTCCATGTCAGGGATATACATTGCTCCAAGGGTGTAACGCTTTTCCCCTTCGGCTTTCTGTAAATCGAACTTACCTAGAGCCTTTGTTGTTTCTTCCTTAAATACATCAGGGAAGATTTGACGGGCTACATCCTCGGTAACTTCTTGAAAATCGCCCTCACCTAAAGCAAGATAGCGGACAATCTCAGCGTCCTCATCTTTTTTCCAGCCAGTAGGTGTCCAATAATCTTCAATCATTCCTGTTTCTCCCCTCTCAAAGCGGAAGATATTTAGGGCTTTGTTTCCATCACCTAAACTTGCAAAATATCGCATACGGCTATACCTCCTCTCGTTATTCTCCATATTATATCAACCCCAGTTGATTTTACCAAACCTGCTTGTTGGGCAGTCTCAAAAGTTTGCGTGACTAAGGTGCCAATGGTCAAAAGTTTGGCTGTATTGGTTGGTCTTGGAATGGCTTTAGCGGTATTGACCATTTTATCCCACAAAGATTGACGCTCTGTATTGTTTTTAGATTCTCTGTATGTTTCATAATCCTTATGAAGTTTTACCTCTTTAATTTCAAAGGATTTAGGAGTATGTAGTTGTAACTCTACTTTTACTCCGTCCTTAGAGACTTTCATGTTTACTCCATCGTAAGGGTCTCCCTGTTGCCAAAAGTTTTTTGTCTCATCTATTTTCCAGCCAGTAGCCTCAAGAGTTTTTACTGTTCGTTCTAAATTATCTGTGTATTTATTATCATCAACATTTAATGTATAGCGAACAGCATCATAAATGTTATCTGCCGCTTTTTCTCTATCTCCACCATATTTCTTTTCCGCATCACCATCAATTTTGCGAGCAAGAGATTCAGTAGATTTGACTCTTTGTTCTAGCGAATTTGTGCCATCAACTAGCACAGCAAACTGACCACCGCTTTTTTCTGCAAGATTAACCATTAACTCAGTAATTACAGGCTCGGCTCTTTCTGCTTTTTCTCTAATTCGTTGCGCCGCTTTAATGGCTTCAGGGGTTCGTTCTGCTTTTGGAGGTATGTCATCTGCTTTAGGAGGAACTGAAACTTTAGAATCAGTTTCTCCACCGCTAGTTCCATCAGCCCAACTTCCATGGACGCTTTGGTCGTCGTGTCCTTCGTGTTTTTTAACTTGATTTTCATATCTCTCCACCATTGATTCAGCCCAAGCGAATCCTGCATCTCCGCCCCAAGCATCCCAAGCAACTCTTCCAGCGCTAGGGAATCCTTTTTCACCACGATTAAATCCGAGGGCTTTATCATCAACTTTGTGTCGAGAGAAAAATGATTTCATTCTCTTTAGTGTTTGAATACTTATGTTTTCGCCACGGGCTAACTGACCCGCTCTAGTTCGACCTACTGAAGTAAATCCGCCTCCAGCAAGACCAGCCTCAATCCATTCAATCGCTCTTTGCGCCGCTTCTCGAACTGCTTTAGGTGGGCTGTAAGTATCTTCGGCTTTAGAGAAAGCATGGATTTGTTGAAGCCTTGCTTTAGCCTCTTCTTTAGAATCATAACTTCCAAAACGGCGAGTTCCCTCTTCGTTGTAAACAACCCATTTACCATCTTCTTCTTGGATTCTTTTTTCAACTGGCTCAATTCTCATTTGATAGCCATTGACGGTTAAGAAGGTTTTAATGTCTGCTTCGGTTTCACCAGTTGTTTTAATTACATCAAGAACTGCTTCGGCTGGTAACCCAACTATTGAGGTCAGGTCTACATTGTCGATTGAATCAACAAGAATCTCATATTTGTCCCAGTCATCCTGTGGGCGTTCCATCTTGCGTCGAGCCATCTCATTGAGAATTGTGTGGTGAACTTCAATCTCAGCCGAGGTTGGCGATGCCGACTTATGAACATTGTTATGAAGCGCTATGAGTTTCTCAGCGCTTAAATGAATTAGTTTGGGAGCAATATCCGCCATGTTCTAAGAATAGCGGATGGTATTACTACTCGGGTTTATTTCCCTTAAGGATGGTTGATATTGTTTCCATAATATCTGCTTCGTCTTTATCAGAGGCACCAGTCTCGGATGTAAATTCGACTTTCTCAGACCATTTGGCGTAAGCCTCTTGGATAGCCTTCTGCTTCTCTCGTCTGTTCATAATCTAATTATACCCCAGTTTAATTCTTTCCGCCAGTTGGCGCTGGCTTTTCACGGGCTGTTCCATCGTAAATCAAGCCATCACCATCGTGGTCAATAGGACCCTGTAATAGTTTCTGACCTTCAGCGGTCAATGATTTTGTATATTTAACTCTCAGGTCATACATCAATTCTTTTCCAGCCCAAGTTCCAGTTTCTTCGACTTTTTCTTTTGAATATCCGATATTGGCAAACTCGGCGGGTAGTGGGAAATTATCTGCTTTCAAATCTTTTATATTGTCCCAAGCGGGATATTTGTATCCACTTTCATCTTCAAAATAAGGACTGTAATTATCAGAGGCTCTCAACATCAAAGCATCAAACTCGGCTCTCTCAGGAGAACCTTTAGCGAACCAGCCACTTTCATCGTCATCCATAGAGGCAACTCTTTGAGCAATAGTGTCTAAGTTTTCTGCAACCTTATCAGGCTTCCAGTCATAACCCGCTCTTGCCCAATGGCGAGCGCCATCCCATGCAGTTCCAACTTCAATGTAGCCAAATCCTCTAGCGGTGTACCAAGCCTCTGATTGCTCAATAAATGTTTTGCCAAAACCTGTGCCTTGGTATTCATCATCTAGTCTCAAGACAGCGTGTTCAACATTCCAAACTCCGTCTTTTTCAAAAATTCGGCGTTCAAATTCTCCAGCCAAATTGCCTTCGTCATCTAAAACATCTCCTCTAATATAAATGTTGTAACCATCGCCACTAACATCGCCAACATTTGCATTTAGAGTTACTTCTCGCCCTTCATTATTTGTTCCAGTATGGCTTACTCCGTAAACATCTTGGAATGAAGACATTGCTTCGTCGCTATCAAAATCTACACCTTCGCTTGCTTGTAGATATTCGTCTAGTGTTTCACTATTAGACTCCACATATCCAGTAATCATGTCCCTTAAAGCATTTTCATAAATTTCGCTTTTTTCTTGTTCCGTGTATTCGTGATTTGGAAATTCTTCTTGCAATTTTGCAAGACGCATTTCTACTATCTCGTCAATACCTGCGGTTGCATCTGCGTAAAGGTCAGAGTCATTTTCTACAACGAGTATTTTGTCTGTATCTGTATATTCTTTTTTACCACCAAGAATGTTTTTTAAGTCATCGGTTGATGGACCAACTTTATCCATCGCTTCAATGCGCTTAACTTCATCGGCTGTATAACCTCTAGCCCAGTTACCGTGTTCGGACTGGTCATGTTCACCATGTTTTAATACGGGCTTTAACCCATAATCAAAATAAATTACTTTGAGGGTTTTGCTAACTTCGCCCAAATCTCTTTGGCGTAAGCGTCTATCTGCTCGTCTGTCATGTTCGACAAATCGGGCAGTTCTACTGCCTCGAGTTTTTTCGATGCCACCTGTTCCTCCTGTTTCTATCTCTTTGAAGTTTGCTACATCCCAAATTGAGATTTGGTCTCTTTCACGACCCCGAGAGATAGCCTCCCCCTCGTCCTTAATGTTTTCTGATACATCAAGGTAAACCTGTCCATCTTTCGTATTATGCCATAAACCGAGGTAGTTATTCGACTTATTGAACTCAGATTTATGTTGTTTGAGGTAGGAGGAAAGAATCTCCGAGCCTTTAGCCTCATCAAAAAAGTCATCAGCCTTAACTATTGCGGCAAACTTTTTGCCCTTGGCAACCATAAAGCCCCCTTTAGGGCTGGAGCCATCTTTCATATTAACTGTAAGTCCACCATCGGCTTTGACGCTCTCAAGGGTCGAACGGACTATCTCAGGGGCTACTTGGATTCCCTGCGCCCATGAGCCATGAGAACTTTGGTCATGTTCACCATGTTTTTTTACATCTTTGGCTCGAGTTATTTCAATGCCGTCTAGGGTGCTGGTTACAAATCTACTCATTTGTCCATCCTCTGAAAAACAGCAATGACCATATTAACATCTTTATCCCTGCTTATCTCCTTCAAACCCATGTATTTTAGAGAAGTATTGCGGGGTAATAAAACTTCTTTTTCTCTATTAGAGGTTGCCGTATTGGTGAATAAATCCGATACAGCATTTTTCATATAATCTACTGCTAAGCCCTTGCCTTTCCCTGAAGGAGAAGGCAAAATAATTGCCGCCCTATCGTCTGATTCTGAAATCAGTTTAAGATTTTCCAAAGTATCTGCATTTTTAGAATCAGTTATATCAACTCTTGTTGTAGATAAAAATGCTCTATCTGTTAAAACATCGCCTTTTTCTAAATCTTGTAAAACTGTATTTGCAAATACACGATATAAATTTTTATCGCCAAACAAATCGGGTGACTCATCAATAAGTTTATCTAAATCTGCAACCCTATTTTCATTGATTCCACGAGATTCTCTATCATAATAAGAACCTTCTTCATAAGGGCTTGTACCGCCTAAGCGTAAGTATTGGTTAATTCTTTTGAAACCATCTGCCGTATAATCATCTAAACTTCTTATTTCATCACGGGAAATTCCAACAGGTTCTTTACTGCCATCAGTCTTAATCCCATATTTTTCAAAATAATTATTTTGCGCTTCTTCGCCCTGATTATCTTCATCGAAGTTACCCGTAGCCCAAGAGCCATGACTAGATTGGTCATGCTCTCCATGCTTTAGGACTGGCTTATATCCAAGAGGAAATGCGATTGTAATGCTCATGAGCGTCTCTCAGGTGGAATGATTACCATGGTGCAACGGCAATTAGGATGAACTCTGCCTGGAGTTTCGTGTCCGCTAGAGAATGTTTCATTCCATCCAACAATCTCTCCGTCTAACTCAACACATATATCGCAGGTGCGTTCATCTTGAGCAATAATCCACATCTTTTGTGACTCAACATCTACATAGCCTTGTTCCGCCGCTTGATTCCATCCTTCTTGGCGACCTTCGTTTTGAGCAATCTGAATCTCTGTGCGAGCAATCATTGTGGCTCTTTTACTCTTTAGAGAATCTGAATAACGAGTAGAGCGTTCAATAGCACGAGCACGAGCGGTTGCTTCTTTTATTCCGCTTTTAACTAATCGAGCGTATTCCTTTTTTTCAAAATTAGTAACGGCGTCAGCCCATTGTGGATGTAGTCCTACAACATTCTTAATTCTTCGGGCTGTGGCTCTGTAATCTAATTGCTCATTGAAGGCATCAATAATTGTTTTACGGATTGCATTACGGGTTAAGTTATCAATCGAGGTAATAAGTTCTCCAGCACGGCGTTGAGCAAAGGCTAGAGAGTTTGGGTTTGTCTTGTTGAAAGACATTTTGAAATCTACTTTAGGTGGTCGGGATTGCGCCCACATTGGAAGTTTAGTAAATTCCATGTTAGCCATCGCTGGTTTATTTTCTATTTTTACTTTAGAGGGCAAGAAGGCTGGCAAGGCTAATTTAGGTGCAATGCTTTGAATTTCTTTTATTGCCTCTTTACCACCAAGGTCAATAGAGTTTAGTAAAGATTCTTGGATGTTTTTTTGGTTAGCGATAGTTATGCTTGATAACAAACGCTCTAAAGTTTCAGGATTCATGTTACGAAGCAAAGACTCAAGTTGGCGCATAGAGATTTTATCTGTGGCTCGCTGAATAGAGTTATACAGAGTGCGAGCAAGTTCTTGTTCTTGAGGTGTTAGCGGGACTCTTTTTTCCCGTGCTTTAGCAAAATGAATTGCCATCTCTAACCAACTTCAGGAAGTTTCGGAGCCTCCGTAGTTGGAGCAGGTGGTAATTCTTCTTCGCCCGATGTTTCAGGTTCTTCAGGCATAGGAGGCATCCCTGCACCCTCAGGCATTGGAGGCATACCAAAATTTTGTCCATCGTGCTCGGCAGGTGGTAGACCAGCCAAGTCTCGTAAGTATTCTTCCAACTTAGGGTCAGGAACTATTGCGCCAGTTTGTACTAAGTTGCCAACGAAGCCAGCAATCTCATTCAAATCAACATGGCTTACTTCACCATAAGTTATGTAAGGAGCACGAGAAATATCCATGCCGTTTAGTTTTAATAAACGAGGAATAGCGTGTTGGTTTATTACTTCAGCAATGTTCTTGGCGATTGAATCAACTGCCATTGACCATAAATCCATCTTGGAAGTACCAAGAGCATAAGAGCCAACTCGGTCAGAGCCAAGGAGAATAAAGTCAGAAAGAATAGACATAGCAATTCTTTGGTCATAGCGTTGGATAATCTTGTCTGTATCAAACTGGCGAGAACCGCCTGAAGATAGAAGAACTAAATCAAATACTTTGTGTCCTTGGTCGTCATACATAGAAGGCATGACGATTCCTTCTTGCTCATTACGCTTGATAGATGTAACAATGTTTTGAATTGTTGATAATACTGAGGCTTGCTCGGCTGTCGCTGTTGAAGATAAGAACTCAGGCGGTACATAGGCGACTGGCAAACCAGCCAAGTCACGCTCAATACCTATTGCTTCAATCTCTTCAATACGGCGCTTGAAGTACCAAGAGCGATATGCGTTACGAAGAATAGAACGACCTTCAGGGTTATTCTTTTGTGAACTGGTACGGAATAACAAAGACTTCTCGATTGGAATGTGGTGGATACCGCCTGAGGATGGGTCTACTTGAACCATTCCTTGAATACCGCCATCATCATCCATCATCCATCGGAATAATGTTTCTTGAGCACGAATTGGCATCTTGCGCCAGCCAATACGACCATCATTAAATTTAGATTTGCGTTGAGGATTATCACTATCACCCTCACGGATTTTGTAAACAATCTCGTGGTATGAATAACCAAAAATTAACATTGAAAGCATTTGAGATAGAGCAGAGTCCCAAGACTCGCTCATGTCATGCAAACAAGACTCTACGAAAGCGGCGACTTCTTTATCTTCAGGACTAATCTCTCCGTCTTTAGAATTGTCAGAATAAGGGTCGATGCGCCATTCAAGGCGAGTAATAACTTTTTCGATTGCGAATAACATTGAGCCGATAGTCGGGTCATTGTCTGCCATCTCACGATAGATTCTTGCTCCCCGTTGTCCACGGAGATTAGTGAGAAATTCTTCATAAACTGTACCGCCTGAACGACGCAGACCAGTAGAGCCGAACTCCTGTAAATCGGGTGTTATTTTCTCAGCCATCTAACCCTCTACTCTTTGGTTGCTAATCCTACGACGATTTGAATTGCCTGTTCTTGACTGAACCCTGCGCTTACTAACTCCGAAAACAATTCGTGAGTCTGTATGGCGAAAGCCCCTAAAACAGACACGACTCCTTCACTATTGGGTGAAAGGTTATCGTACACCCGTAGATTATACCGTTAAGCGAATTTAGCCTTTTATTCTCCGTCTAGCACTAACTCAAAAGAGTTTAATCTTTTAGAAGTTAGGTCATTAAAAGATTTCAAAGCCAAGTCCCTGTCGCCAACTTGAGCAAAGAGACGATTCTCTAACTCAACGCCATTGACATCAAAACGGCGGAAATAAATGTGGTACGGCAAAAACTGTTGCGAAATGTTTAACTCAACCTCGACATACTCCTTAGGAGCAATCTCTTTTGAGACATAAGGCTTGCCTTCTGCATCAACAACAACTTTTGAGCCTTCTAATTTCTCCTTGAAGAAATCAACCCATATTGCCATTTTCAACCCCTTTCGAGAGTTTATTAACCCCAATAATACTACATCAGGGTTAGAAAGGAAACGACTCGGGAACCTCGGCTTCTTTTTTCCAAGTAGGGGCGCTCCAAGGGTCAATCTCGCTATCACCCTCGGCATTACGGCGGACATCAACTACTTGAACTATATGGCGCTTTAAGTCCACTCCAACATTAAAGGCGGTGACCGTCATCTTGCCCTTTTTCTCTCCTGTGTTTTTATCATCCCAAGATTCCCAAACTGCGGTGCCTTGGATAATTACACCCATTCCTTTTTTAAGTGAATCGGCTACATTCTCTGCAAGTTTGTTCCAGCATTTAATTGACCATGGAGTGACATCGGTATTTTCCCAAGTGCCATCAGGTTTCTTTTGTGACTTTGAAGAAATGATTGTGAAAGTTGCCATTGCTTTTCCGTTAGGAGTAAAGCGCAACTCAGGGTCACTCGCTAAGTTTCCCGCTATTGCTATTGCTGTCATTGATGTGCCTTTCGTTAGTTATTGGTTTGGCGATTATGTTTAATTTTTTTCTTAGGTTGTCTCGTTCATTTAGTGATGTTCCACCCCAAATACCCGTTACTTTGTAATGTAACGCATAGGTCAGACATTCTGCTTTCCATACGCATCCACTACAAATCTTCTTTGCTATTCGATTCTCTTCCGTAATTGATGAACCTTCAGGGAAGAAAAACTCCGTCGGCACCCCCCAACAACTCGCTCCTTGGAATTTCCAAGGCATCATAATTTTCTTCAATGGAGTCCTCTCCGACAATTAAGCGACTAGGGGAAGAGGCATCTAACTTAGCCAAAATTCTTCCATTGCGCCACACTTTGCCAGCAACAACACCATCAAAAAAATTAGGCTTAGGCTTTACTAGAGATTCACACTCTGTCCAAAAAATACAACCTGCACAATAATTTAAGGCGGGTTGTACTAAATCTAAATTGAATTGGTCAAATAGCCATGGGTCTGCATCACGGCACGGCGCTTCAGAAAGAAATGAACCCATGTTGAAATTTTACAGTTTATTTTTCAGAATCTTTGATTAAGTCTTTGCGTGTCGCCCAATCTCCATAGCGCTCACGAATCAATTTATCTAATAATTCTTTTCTCTCTTTTTCATTCATCGGTCTGTTTGTCTCTGAGTCCGACATCATCATTGCCCTCCCAATTTTTTAATCCGTGATGAACTAATCCAAGATGACGCCAATCAGGATTTTGGTCATCAGCAAGAGTCAGCGTCCAGTAATCCTTATCGCCCTCGCCCATCCATTCAGATACGAGAACCCATCCTGTACAAATTGCTGGTTCAACAAAAGCGAT